CTTCTCGTCAAGAAGACCCAGGCCTATTGCCAGCTCCAACCTGTCCTTGAAGGGCAGTCCCTTGGAGTTCCAACCCAGTCGAGAAACTCGGGAACTGCTGAGAGAACTTTCAGGACCTCCCTCTGGCGAGGTCGGAACATTGGCAAAGACTGAGGTCCTAGACTACGCGCCACGTCAACAAAGTTGAAATCGCTCACGCGACGCCACTTTGCCACCGTGTATACGGCATTAGGTGTTACCACCTTACCCGCGAACTCCGCAACATCCGGCGACTCGAGACACTTCTGTTGGGAAACAGGCATGTCCCGGGAAACCAGATACTTGCGGTACGCTTCATGTAGTCTGTCCCCGCGGATCGCGACGTCGTCCCCTAGTACAACGTAGTCCCCACCGTGCTCCTTGCGGAGTGAGCTGAGGATGTGGTTGTGCCAGTAGGCAAACATTGCGAACGAGGGACCAAGACCGAGAGGTTGACCCTTGTCCCACGAGATAGGCCTACCATCAGGCATCTTCCAGGTTGCCCTGGAGATGCCCATGACTAGGTCAACCTGCTCCCGAGCATGCTCGGGTCGCAGGTCAAACCGTTCCCGCACGAGACTCAGCTGTTCACACAGCGGGGCTCGGTTGGTAGCGTCAGAGAGGTCGACTGAGTAAATGGTCTCGCGACCACCCTCATTCATCCATCTCATGATAGTGTTCACGCCCTTCTCTTGATCATAGGTGCAGTCCTCCGGGATTCTCCGAAGTTCAGCGAAGAGTGTTCGTTTGAGACCGTCCGTGAGGACCTGCCACAACCGGTAGGGATTAGCTACGGCTCTCAGCTTGAATCCGGGTTCCTGGATGAAGGCAACATGACCACCAGTGAACACTGGTTTGCGGAAGTCCTCGTTCCGACTAGTCGGAAACCCTGCTCTCTCGAGTAGGGAAGTGGAACCAGTGACAGTCTGGAGGAACCCGGATAGGGTCCTCAGATTGTCATCGATCCACACGTGGGCTTCAGTCTCAGGGACGGTGTGACCATCCGAGAGAGGCGCTCGCTTCTCACTGGACCAACTATGATCGGACCAGACACGAGGAGGTTCAACTTGGAGCCGTGGTAGGTAGGGGACCGAAGCCCCCTTCGCAATCATGGTTCTAGCTACCTCGCGGTAGCCAATCACCCGAAAGGGTGAACGAGTTGGCACTCCTAATGCTGCTCTCTCGTAGTCGGACTGACCGGTACGAACGCTGTTCACAAACTTAGCCAGCTGTTTTGCAGTTGGTGTCGGTGAGACGAACATGCTCGCTCCATTGAGAGCGTTAAGTACCTTTGCAGGCTGTGAACCATACAGTCTTAGTAAGGCCCCGAGGGACCCCTTCGGACCGTTCTGGCTCTTCCGCTGCCAGATCGCCGGAGTATACTCCAAGCCGGCAAGCCGTCTTAGGTAGTACTGTTTCCCGTCTTTCAGGCGTGCG